GGATGATGAACTATGAGGATTTCTACTACTATCACCCCATGCACCTATGTGGTGGAATCCTCTTGCAAATCTACTATTGCTACTATTGATAGTAGCACGAGCATTTGCTTCATCCTTGAAAAAACATTGATAGTTAGGAGAGTATTGTCCAGATTCATATGAAGATAATCTCCATGTGTACATATTTAATTTAGTATCCCAGTCAGGAAACTGGTTAATATCATATCCAGTATCATTAAAACCATTACCACCATTATCATACATACCAAGATTCTTTGTACCATCCTGTACAATGATATGATGGTCACTATTTCTTGATCTCAATGGTGTTCTCCATTGACTATCAGAGGTTCTCCATTTTAAGAAAAAGATGACAGATAAATGAGGAAAATAAGGTGTATCTGTATAATTACCCTGTGAAACTAATTTAGCACAACCAGAACCATTTTCAGAAAAATCCATATATTTAACAACTTGACCATTAATATTGTCCTGAGCATATCTATCTGTAGGTATGGCAGTATGGAAGTTATTTCCACTTATATCATACCAGTAGTTTGCATCTTGGTCACTTGCCTGAGGTTTTAATGATCTTTCATTATTAGCATCTAACCACATGAATAATCCCTTACGAGGTACATCAGTAGTTGTAGAAGAAGCAGTTGAAGTTGCACTCTTCATCAAGTTTACCCATACAGTACCATTATATCCCTCTACAGTTTGTTCAGTTGTATTATAACGTATCTGTCCTGCGTCTGGTGCTGAAGGTCTATCTGCTGTTGATCCTGCAGGTAATATTAAACCAGAATCAGGGTCAGCAGCATAACCACCTCTTATTAATAAATTGGCACTAGGAGCAAAACGAATCTCAAAATTATGATCCGAGTTTGCTACTAATTGTTCTACTCTTAATGTACTCATCTTACAAAGAAATAACCTGGATGACCTTGACCACTGGCAGGACCTGAACCATAGATACCTGCTGAGGTAGTACCAGTATAACCCCACAGAACTCTATTATTACTATAACGAGATGTCTGATTGCTAGATGGATTTGAGTGATAATCAAATATTTTATAATTGTTATCATATAATCTAATATGCTCCCATCCGCCAGGTTGCTCCCAGTTGTAAGGATATACATGAGAGACTCTAAAGTTTCCTTCTCGTCTGTCACCCTGACGACTATCCCCACCAGTATTTAACGCACTATGATATTGAATACCGCCACGATATTTAATGAATGAGGCATAGTTCCATTCATCATTTGCTACTGTACCACCATTGTATGTATCATATACACCGCCTGGTGGTTGTGTATTATTCTTTGCTAGTCTTACATTTATTGTCTCTTCACCGCCATTAGCTCTTGAACATACATCACGAATGAATGTATCAGCATACTTCCTACCATTTGTTTCACTGTAATAATTACCAGATACAGGAACATATTGTGCTGTCACACCATCAATTGTTTGAGAATATAAATTATCTGCTTCAAATATTCCGTAATGATTAGTTGATGACGATCCTGCAGTCATAACACATACCCATCCACCATCATAATTATCACAATCAACATAACAATATGTTGGAGAATCATATCCTATGGGTTGTATCCAATAATAACCAGAGGGTCTACCTGCCTGTTTTATTGCTCTACCATTTCTAGCAGGTGTACTATAATTACCTGCAGTATTACCTGCTGAACCTGCAACTCCTACACTTATCCATGTGCTGTTATTATAAACTTCAAATGAAGCAGTTGTAGTATTAAATCTTATTTGTCCTACCTTACTATTAGATACACTAGGTCTTTCTGCAGTTGTGCCAGTAGGAACTCTGTGTGCACCTCTATGAGCAAACTTCAGAGTACCTTCAATCTCTAGGGTATGTCCAGTCGAAACATTGACCTGATCTACAGTTTGCGGAGTACCGCCCATTTGACTGACGTTTAATTGACTCATGTTTATGTTTTATCAAATGTTAATGGATATGCTGCCCATCCACCTTGAGTTCCTACTGAAGGATATGCAAGTGCAGAGGAATTAATATCGACCATTTCAAGCATATACCAACGATAACCTGCTGTGTTATTAAAAGATCTAGATACTTGTCCTCCTTCACTACCAGAACCTGATCCACCAAAGTGAAGTCTATCAAGATATGTCCAAAGATTTGCTGTCTGAGTAAAGTTTCCACGATGAACATCTTGGTTAGATCCCCAGACGTTTACATTACCAACCATGTTTGCATGTTTATACCATCTGATTCTATTTAACACTTGTCCAAAATCCCACTCAGTCACCTTAACTGCAAAAAACTGTGGCCAGTTGACATTACCTGGACTGCTATGTCCTGTATGAAATGCAAAATCATTACTATCTGTTGATGAAACATACTCTAAGAATGAACGTGTATTAGTTGTTGCACTTAAAGTTTCATCACCAGTTGTACCATCATTATATCTTAATCCTTCAAATAGTATTGGATTTTCTGTTCCTGTGACTCCTTGATGATTTGTGTTTATTGCTCCCTCTGCTACAGTAAATCCTCCACCTGTACCAATAGTACCGACTGCTCCTGCTACATTTGTAGTTCCTGCCTCATTTACCCATACATTATCCTTATATAATCTTAATCCTTGTGTCTCAGCATTATACTGAATACTACCAGTTTCATGTGGTGAATCTTCTTTTGCAGTATCAGCACCACCATCAGCAAATGTTGATGCACTTGCTCCTCTTTCTAGTTGTGCTCCTACCCACCATATACTTCCACCGTTATGTCCACTATCAGGACCACCAACTCTAACTTGAAGATTAGTGGTACTAGCACTACTTAGTGTTCTTGTTATTGAAAATCTTGTCCATGTTGTTGGTATAGTAATAGCGGTATTATGTGCGACTGTATAACTTCCACTATCAGGGCATTCAAAAAGATACAACTCACAATTACTTTGAGTTCCAGATGCTTTTGCGTATATACTAAAAGTCCACTGTTGTCCTTGAGCAGCAGGGCAAACATTATATGCTGATGAATTATATGTATTTGTATATGAATCATTACCAGTAGTGACCATCTTTAATGGCACTCCACCTATACCTGTAGGACCTGCTGTTCCAGTATCTCTAGTTAATGTACATCTAACACCGCTATTCCATCCTACATTAGTAGCATCATTAGGATTTGGTGTGAATAAATCTAAAGGATAGAATTTATGGGCAAGAAAATTTTTTGAACCATATACAGGTAAATCCTGATATGACTGTGAGGTTAAAAATCTAACATCACCCTCATGTGATATAGTAGATTCTTTGGTAAGAGTAATCTTAAAACCAGAATTACTTGTACCTTGTAAATATCCAACGTTTAGTTGACCCATTACCTAACACTCCAACTACCACCTGATTCTATGGTGACTGTATAGTTATTTGCGATCGTTATTGGACCTGCACTCATACCGTTAGCAAACTCTGCACCTGCTGTAGGTCCTATGGTCAAGTTTTCTGATATGGTATTTGCATTTGTACGAACTATACTATCTGTTCCTAATGAAGGTCCTCCTCCTGCTAGTGCTGCCCAACCTGCACTTCCTGTACCATCATCTGCCTTGTAGATTTCAGCAGAGTCATTTGTTGAGTTAAATCTTATCGTACCAACATCTATACCTGTAGGTCTTTGAGCTGTACTACCTACAGGTAATTTTAAAACACTATTGGTATTCAAAAACTTTAATGTTGTGATAATTGCACTTGTAGTGTTAGCAATCTGGTTTCCAGATATTCTTGAAATAGCCATGAGATTAGATAGGTAATTCTAAGATGTGAACTGTGTCAGTTGATAGAGGTGCATCCCCAGATGAGAATACAACGTTAGCACCATTTGTATCCACTGTGTAGTTAGTTCCTGCAATCTGTGCTACACCATTGAGGAATACTAACAGTGAATCATCAGAGTGTTTGATGCCTCCACCATATGTTGTGACTGCGAAGGTTAATGTATTACCATCCCCTGTATAAGATTTAGTAATATATTTATCTGATCCAACAACACCTCTACCAGTACCAACAACGTCTCCGTCAATTCTAACTGAACCATTAATTCTGACTCTGTAAGTTGTATCAGGTGCTTCTCCTAAACCTATATGTCCATTACCTGTGGTAGATATGTTAATATCTCCTGTGTCTGTCAGTCCAAACTCTTTAAATGCACCACCATAGTATATCCAACCTAGTGATTTACCTGGTGTCCAGTTGATATTGTAAACTATATCTCCATCAGCAGGTGTATCATATCCTGTGATATTAGAGAAATCTGGTAGTCCACTTGCATTTTCTGGTGCTAGTAAAGTCTGTTTAATAACAGTACCATCTTGGTTAAAGTATGTAAGTTTCTTAGCAGATATATTATTAGTAAATGTACTCTGTCCTTGGAATGTGACAGGACCTGCAAAGATAGATTCTAACTGGTTTGATGCTCCACCAATAACAGTTATCTTGTCCGTTAGAACCAACTCAGAGAATGTTTCAATGGTTGTGCTCTCTTCACCAACAACGTTTAACTGTGCAACATCTTCGTTAGTGATCTGACCTGTGACTGGGTTGATAACCTGATTACCAATGAATAGATCACCATTTGAGTTCAATCCTGAGTAGAATGAAACTCCTCCCTCTTCTTTAATTGACTGTGAGAATCTAATTTGCTCTTGAGTTAGAGTTTCTACCTGTGTCTGAGGGAACGCTGTACTGTAGTTACCTGGACCAAAACCAAGGTATTCAAACGTATGGTTTCCTGATCTTAGGATAGAGTGTCGTCTAAACTCTACGTTAATTGGTGCTACTGTACCATCATTATTTTCTCGTATATTAATCTTTCTTACTTCTTCGTCTCCTGCTCGTGCAGTTAACTCTACGTTAGATAATCTTTTATTAACTGAGTCATAGTTAGGTGTAGTACCTGGTTGTGTCCATCCTGTATCTGTTAGTAAGAATACTGTTGATTCCTTTGTAATAGATAACTTTGGATCTTTAACAGGTGGCGATGCACCATCTGTTGCATTAACAAGACCAATGGTGACATTATCTGCAACTGATGTTGCAGCAGCAGGATCAGCGATTGGATTATCTCTGTCAAATGTAGGATAAACTTCATTGACATTTTGAGAGAACTTCCTATCATCAAAGTTAGAAGTTGTAGGTGATATAGATCCACATAAGAGAGTTATGTAGTAGATACCATCGTCAGTACCTCTTACAAATGGTTGTACAACCTCAATGTCATAGATGTAGAAACATCTTTGTAAATTAAATGATGTAGTATCACTATTCAATGGTTGCATAACATAACCAGAGAGGGGATCTCTTGGTAATGGATTGGTCTTATCTTTATCAATTACATATCTTACACGATATGTTCTATCTTGTAAGTCTCTTGGGTCAGGTATTCTCTTGAGGAATGTAGTTGGTGTGAAGTTAACTGTGTTATATGTTGTGTTAGTAGATAAAGTTGTATAGATTTCATTATTTACTGAACTGACTGATAGATACCATCCACCGACTGATCCTGCTACACCGCTAATTGTATATGTATTAGCATCATATTGTAATGGAGATCCAACAACACCTGCTGCCAAACCAGAAACACTAGGACCATAAGGTGATATGCTTGCAGATTGTACACTTGCATCAGTTGCACCCTGTGCTACAAGTAAACAGTTTATTTTATCTGCTATTGCACTTGCACCTGTACCATCTTGTCTTGCTCCTACTGCAAAACCCTGTACTCTTGTTGTTGGTGGAGATGCTTCTACAGTATAACCATATAGATATAACCTTGTACCTGGTGTACCACCCTGTCCTGCAAGTGATGCGTTGATAGTTTTAGTTCTCTGGATGTCAATGTTAACCCAGTTAATTGATGTCTCTTCACCAAAGATTACGTTTCCATTTACAGCACCAGTATTTGAAGCTGTAAGTGTCAATACTCTTGTGCTTACGTTTATATTTCCGACTGTCGCTCCTACTCCAATATTAGTTCCTGTGATAGTCATACCTTGTATGACACCATTTACACTACCATCATTTGCTAACGTAATTGTATTTGTTCCACTAGCACCAGTAGCAGTTGTAGAGATAACATTTAAAGCTTTAGGTGGTATTATATGTGTTAATGCACCTGCCTTATCTTTAGAGAATGCTTTTGCTTTGAATCCTGCTGATCTCAATGCAGTATTACCAAAGTTAGAGTTAGAGTTGGTGATTGACATATCACCACCACTTAATGCAGTAAAGTGACCTTGATATCCCACAGCGAACACAGAAACTGCCTGTATGAATGAATCATTACTACACTTGATGTGTTCATGACCCCATCCCTTTCTATACTCAGCGAAACCATCTAAGTGTGCACCATCTCCTGCTGTTGCTACATCATAGTTTCCAGTTGATGCATTATATCTTACAAATGCTCTGTCATCTTTCTGTAGTGATAATCCAGTAAACTGTGCCACAACCATTGATTTGAAACCAGTTGCCTTTGCACCGTTTGCATGCATACCATTCATACCCCATACACTTCTTAGTGATAGGTTAAATGCGTATGGTGATGCAGAGTCAACAGTATCAATCTCAGTTTTAACTGCAATGTTTGAACCTACAGCATTACCAGTTGGTTCTCCCTGCATTTGATAGGTGAATACGTTTCCAGATGCAGATGTGACAGTAAATGAACCATTATATAAACCTGCGTCTGCTTCAGACTGTGATCCAGTCGAACCAGTGACACCACTAACGTTGATGTTTACACCAACAGAGAAGCCATGATCTCTAGGATCATCAAATTCATCAACTGTGACTGCTGTTGCAGTCTGACCATTACGTGTGATCTGTAATACTCTGTATTCATCAGATATAGGACCAACGATTCTGTTTTCCTCAACCCTTGCCTGTATTTGGTCAGTTGAAGGATCACCAGATGTATCAGGTATTGTAGCAAATGCTTTAGATACTTTCTGATAATATATCTCTAAGTCAGTTCTTGCTAGAATATTTGATACTGCAGAGTAGTCAGCGTTAGGAACTGTACCGTTTGCAATAAGAGTTGATAAAGGATTAAGACCATCAGCAAACTCAAAACATGTAAGTCTATGATGAGAAAACTTAGGTGCTAAAGTTGAGACTGAATCAGGTTTGAAATATACTCCCTCCTCTGCTCCATCAAAGAATGAGAACTGCCAGAAGTATGTACCACCAGTGACTTTGAAGATTGCTGTTCTTGGTGGAACCTGAGCTTCCGTATTAATACCTTGAGCTGGATATGTAGTGGGATATGGAACGTATTTTGGAATTATTTTAGTTCTTCTGAGGTCTGTACCAACAACAGAACAACCTCTAGGTACAATAATACCACCTTCGACTGAGTTATATTTGTAGAGAACATTGTTAGGAGAAGTTAAGTCTAGGTTTGAGTTTGCATCAATAGGTGCAACGTTTGTATATAAAACATCGCCTGGTCTATTGTCTACGACATACTCAGCAGGGTAGAGCATGATACTAAAAGCATCAAACTCGTCATTACTTAAACCAACTCTATATGAAAATCTTGCTACTTCTAAAAATGCTCTCTGTAAACTTTTAAACGGACGCAATGCAGAGTTACCCCTATTGTCAATCGCATCAGATGCATCGAAATCGTCTGGGTTGACATATATGATACGTCCAGTTCTGGACGTAATAATATTCTTGAGTCTCGTTAGTGACATTTAACTATCGCCTTTTAGTTATTTATTGAGTAAAATTAGCCGCTTGCAGAGCTAGATGCTGCGTCTGCTGCATATGTTCTTGTTGTGAATGCAGTTGAAGCATCTTCAAATCCAATTAGAACAAAGTTTGCTTCTGCTGCTGCACATTCAACAATCAGTCTTTCACCAGGACCGACTACCAATGATTTAATTTCTTCTGCACTATCTGCAGCAAGGGTATTATCTTTACGAAGATACTCTTGTGTTTCTACAGCAGTTGTGGCAACGTCAATGCTACTTACAGTCACTGCAGTTCTTGTTGCACCTGCTAATTTAGGGCAATCTTGGAAAGTAGAACTCGTTGTAAAATCAGCAGAGTTAATTCCCTTGACCACATATGCAGTTGTACCCGAATAACTACGGATATACCCATATGCACCTGCAGTTTGAGCAGTAATGGTATATGTCACACCTCCGAATAAAAATTGATCGGTAGAGTTTGTCCATGTACCTGTGATATCATAAACATATAATTGAGTATATGTAAAAGAATCAGAAGTTGTTAGATATCTATCTGAACCACCATAACCTGCACCTGCGTTTCCTGAGGTAGTTCCCTCATAAACATATAATGAACCAGTTAAACTAGCATCTTGTGAAAAATCATATTGAACGTAAGCACCACTAGAACCTGCAGTTCCATTAGTTGTCTTACCTGTAGTATATTCTGTACCATTATCAGTTGTTGCGGTGAAGTCGCCATCAGGACCATATTCACCATTAACAGTTGTTGATAGTTTGAATACCAAACCACTCATTGATGAGTCTGCTACGTTAAAACGATATACTCTGTCAGTAAAAACTGTAAGTGTGACACCGAGATACATTTGCTCAGTACCACCAGACTCTGTGAATGTAAATTCGTTATTAGCAGTACCAATACCACCAGTAGCTATTGTACCAGTAGCACCACCAGATGCAGTTATACTATCACCTGCAGCAAATTCAGATCCAGATCCTGCAAGTGTTGTAGGACCTATGGATACGATTGTACTTCCTGATCCTTGTGCTACTGCAAAAATTGTAGCAGTTGCTGTATTACCACCTGATCCTGTGACAAATGTTTCACCTACAGCAAAATTACCACTAACACTCTCTACAGTGACAGCACGAACTGCACGTTTCTTTACAACTATTTCAGTAAATGGGGGAATATAAAATGACTCAAACTTAAAAGTAGATTCTGCATCAACAGAAGTTATTGTCGTTCCACCTGTCAAGTTTGCAGTTTTAGGTAGAGCAGTGTTCAATGTCATCAAATAACCTGTGATTGCATCACCTTCATGTAAAAGATAACTAGATGAACCCAATGTCATCTTTTGATCATAATTTTTAAGAGCAACATCATACGTAGTTCCTGATCCACCTTGCTCATTTACAGTTAAAACTGTACTTGCAGATGCATCAACAGGTGCTGAATACAATAGAGTATTCGTAGCACCAGACGGTTTTGATTTTGCTAAAATTCCTTGTTTAGCCATTTATTAGAATCCAGAATAAAAGAATTGTTGTTGTCTGGTCAAACCAGTTAAGTTATTAGCACCGATACCTGCACCAAATGTAACATCATCAAGTGTAACGTTTTCTGTAGATAACAGAGTAGCGTTAGCATCAGGGAACTTAATAACACGAGGACCTGTAATACCCTCTGCCGATAAAGTTATCTGACCTGCAGTATTATTTGGAAATTTAATTGCAGGTGAAACAAGTGATTTGTTTGTAAGATCCTGCGTAGCAAGTTCAGATACCAGAGTGTTCGTAGCACCTGAGTTATTTAGTTGATTCGTAGGGGGAAACTGAAAACTTTCGTTAGAAACTGTGTTTTGATTTGCAATACTAAATGTTATCTTTTTAGTAATATCAGTAGGATCTGCAAGTATAGCAGTCAACAGTGTTTTACCAGATAAAATTTGTGTTGCTGTAGTACCAACCAACGTAATATTTTGATCAGGAACTGTGATAGTTCTGTTAGCAGTTAGAGAAGAAGTATTAAACTGAACATAACTTGTTCCAGATTCAGCGTTCTCCGTTAATTTTAGATTGACGAGAGTTTTATTCAAAGATGTCTGTTCTGCTTTTGTATCTAATAATGTAGATGCAGTTGCAGTAGGTTCAGCAGTTGTAGTCACTGTACCTGCGTCAGGTAAGAAGTATGAACGTCTTGCACCTGATGTTATCGCCCAGTTAAGTTGAAATATTGCCTCATCAGTATTATCCGTGATAACAAGATTATCCTCATCTATAAGAATAGTTTTATTAGTTAATGTTTGTTGTGTATCAGCACCAACTAAAGTTGTACCATTACCAGATGTAATAGCAGGTAGTGTCATGATTCTGGTATTAGTACCAGTACCAACATTACTTACTTCAAATCTTGCTTTAGGTCCTTGTGCATCTTCCAATACGAAAGATTGATCTCCAATAAGGAATTGTCCTGTGACTTTTACAGCACCAGTGCCTTTAGGTGCAAAAACAATATCAGCATTATTAGCAACGTCATCTACAGCAGTGACATATAATGATGTACTACTTGCAGTATTGACAATACGAGTCATGTATAAACCACCATCACCAAATGCAATACCTACTTGATCATAGGCATTTTGGTATAGTCCACTGTCTCTATCTAAGTCAAAGGCTAGACCAGGTGAATCTTTTGTACCTTGTGCAAGACCTTTAAATAACTGATTTACTTTTGCTTTTCTGTTAGGAATCAATGGATCAGATACCACAACAGGGAGAATCGCTTCTCCCGACAAGTTAGCATCTGAAATTGTTTCTAACTGTGATATCTTTTTAGTTGCCACGAATAATCACACCTTTTGTTACAAGAATTATTTATAAGACATCATCGTCTTTGTTCTGGAGAAGTAGGTTGTATAATTTACCTGCTTTATCCAATTCATTACTATAATATTTTATTCTGTCTTCTACTTCTGAGAGTATGAGTTCATACTCCATCTCTGCTGTCTGTACCCTACTAGGGAATTGAATTACCTTCGCCATCTTTCCTCCGTAGTTTTGAAATGAACAGTTTTAATCGTTTTTTAGCTTGACGGAGTTTCTGAGGTTTAAGATGCCTCTTCAGTTCTTTCTTCGAGTGGTGTTGCCAGTTGGGAACTTTCATCGTTCAAAAACTTGTTGCGAAACTCTTCAACTTGATTGATCACCTCTTTATCTACAGGAGGACCTGATTGAATTACTGGTGATAGTAGAGCAACTGAACCATTAGGACTTTTAATTCTCCAAACAGTTCTATTTCTCTCTGTTAATGACAGCAAAAAAGGCAAGTTTGCTACTGCTTCTTCTGCTGTAATGTCTTGAATGTCTGTCATGCTGTTGCGAAACAATAGGTAATCATATCAGAGTCTAGATGCGGATCATCATTGATGCTGTTAACAGTTTCAGCAAAACCTTCAGCACCTTCCTCATCAAATTTGAAAATCACATTTTGTTCATATCCCTCATCATCTACTAACTTAACAGAACGTTTCGAGAAATTAATAAAGATGTGTGCCAAATATGGTCGAAGATCCTTTTCCATGATAAATTCGTAATTACCTTCAGTATAAGGTATTTAGACAATTAAGTCAAGTGGCATTAGACACTTGATAGAGTGTCACTTCCTCTCTTGATAGTATATGAGTCTGGTATTATCTGTTTATATGATGCCTTGGTGTTAGTGAGAGAAACATAGTAATCAGATGCTTTAGTTGGTTTCATCATAATCTCTACACCACCATTTACTACAGTTCTCTTACCAACAAGTTGTTTATTGCTTGTTGGTTTCTCTGTATTGATTAATTCTAATATATGTGGAGTGACTATTTGAATAGAACTTTCTGCATTGAAAGTTAGTTCTAATCCACTATTTGATTGCTGTTGATATGAATTTTCATATTGTATTCCAGTTATCTTAGATACAGTAGAATTTAATCTAAACTCAGAACTATGCATTTCTAGTGCAGCACCTACAATATTCATATCAACATCAGATCCAAATTTAATTGCATGTTTCTGTGTTGTATTTGTAGTTGAATCATACCCCTCAGCACTTAAGAAGAATCCTCCTCCTACTTCTAAATGACAGTTGCCAGTTATCTTAAGATGATAATCACCATCAATAGTTCTTGCGTAAGATCCATTTACTAATTTACAGTCATCACCATGAACTTCTTGTGTTAATACACCTGCCCATGATATATGATCTGCTACTGTTGATCCAATATCACCTTTATTATTAGTCTGTTTTAGTCTATATGACTCAACTGCTGCTGTAATCTCTGCATCGGTAGCATCAGGATTGTCTTTTCTATATTGATCTCTTGCTTTTTTCTCTGCGTAATGTGAGTTGTTATACAATAAAGATGTATGAGTTGTACCATTTACTTTCTTTTGTACTTCACCCTGACGACCAGGTGTTCCCAAATACAATTCATAAGAACCATTGACATGATTCTTTGCAGAAGTTAGGTATGGATCTGCATCATCATATATGTCACTGAATGTAGTTTCTGTCTTTGTTTTATCTGTAATACCAACTAAAGGATACCATCCTAAAGACTTACTTGTATTGATAGGTCTATTGGATATTTTACTATCAAAGTCATTAATGAGTTGTATAATACTTGAAATATTAACAACATCATATCTAACTGCATCCTGTAAATGAAATATACCAGTTGACTTTTCCCACGCAGTAATTATAGTAGTTGCTTCTCCTACACCATTTACTGTTGTAGTAATAGATTTAGTTAGATCACCAATATCTTTGATTATCTTAGCAACGTCTGTAATTATATTAGATGTAATAGTATCTACAGTATTAACAACAAATGTAGATTTATTTAAGGAATTAGAAAGATATTTGTCAAGAACATCTGTGACTGTCTTTAGTGGTGTAGCAGTATATGTTGCAATAGAAGCATCTAAGGCAACTGCTGATGTCAATACCTTTGTAATTGCTGTTTGAACTGAAGTTATTATATTGTATGGAACTCCTGTAGATAACAAGAGCATGTTTGCAAGTTTAAGATCTTCTGCTAGATTAATTAATGCTTGACGCATTGCAGAGATTACTTGAGCAAATAAAGAACCCAAATAATTATTGATATTAATTGTCAACTCTGCCTTAGTAATTAACTTACCACTTACTAAATCAAGATACTCTCCACCCTCTGCCTTGACTAGAGTAGCAGCAGTATTAGCAAGATCTTCTATGAGATATGATAGTTTATATTCCAATGTTTTCCAAGGACCACCAACACCATTCGCTGCAGGTATTGGTTGTGTAGGGTCTAATGGTTTGATTGGGTTAGCATAACTACCGTTTATGTCTTTAAATGATCCTATGTTTTTTGGAGATCCACTACCACCGATTATAGTTGTAGTTGAACCAGGTATTCCTACTGTATTGTTTGTACTTTGTCTTAATGGTGCTAATGGGTTTCCTATATTTTTATCGCCAGGATGTATAGCAGAACTATTAGGTGCTACACCTGTTGGTATTTTTTGATCTGTAAAAGCAAAGTCTCTTGTCTTTTTAGTTGCATCTGATTTATTAACTCTCATCACACCTAATACTATAGGCATCTGTGCATGTTCTCCATCCATGAAGAATCCCATAACAATAGCACCAGGTTGGAGTTGACCAGACGATTCTCCCTGTCCGTCATTTCCTGCCTGTGACGTATGTTGTAATACTGTTGCCCAAGGTAATGCAGTAGAAGGTAAGTCTGCTACTGTTCCTCCTTGAAAGTTTGTATAAAATCCAAGGATACGAACTTTTACCCTACCAAGTTCCATAGGGTCTTCGTTGTCTTCAACCTCACCAACCCACCAAAAGAAACCGTCTTTACCGACAAAGTTTACTTCTCTTTCGTTAAATATACCATCAATGGTCGATGCCATTTATTTACACAGTCTTTTTATTATTTATCCCTGTAATCGACTTCCTGTTCTCCAAGGTTTTATGATAACTGTTTCTTCTTTCATATGCATACGGATTAAGACCTCTTTCGTCTCAGTCATATGTTCTGAGTAAAAAATTACTGGTTGTTCGTTTAGTGCTGTTCTAGCGTCTCCACTCATATTGTTTTGTATTTGCTGATACTATTTTATCATGAAACCCTAACAAAACACCAATATTTTATAATGTTTTTAGGTTTCCTTAATAATATCTAGGATTTTGTCTAGTCATAGGTGTGATAAGAACCTTTACTAATAAGTTCAAATCTGCAGAAATCTGTTCATGTGTCTCTGCCATTCTACGATACCCACTACCAACGTACATTTGTCCTGCAAATACTGATACAGTAGCAAGTCCCCAGAACCAATAATAAAATTTACTTTTGACCTGTGCTCTTAATTTTTCTTTAATTTCCATAATGTTGAGGGATTAGGAGTAGGATCTGTCACTGGTGCTGTACAAGCATTAATGCCGAAGGAAATGAAACAGATTAGGAGAACCCCAAACGACATTTCCTTTATCGTCAAACCCTTGATCCTTTGAAGTAAGTTTGTCACCATATAAATGTATTTCTGAAACAATACGATTGCCTCGTTCACCGAGGCATCTCGTACTATCTAGTTTACCATGCCACGATTCATCGTGAAACGTAAACATCATATCACATTCTTCATGTCTTGTCAAGTCAAGGCGATAGTTCTCCATGATACCTGTCGTGGAGGACGTTTGTACCCATTTATGTCTTTTATGTCTATATGGATTATGCTCTTGAGATCTATAAAAGTTCCTTGAAACAAAAAAATCCCCTTCTTTTTCCCATATTATCTCACATTGAGAAAAACAATGGGGATTACTTTGTGCTTGCTGTCTGTTGTGCCAATGACCTAAAAGATAGTCATCAATCGTCATAAATTAAACATTCTGGTTCATCAGGATGTAAGTCACAGAAAATTTCTAGTGCATTAGGATCATGATGATCTCCTGCTTCGATTTCTGCCTTATGATGCTCTGCATACTCTTCAAGTTCATGAAGTTCTGCTTTTGCATGTCTGCGTGCTGCAGGTGATGACATTGGATTTTCGATTAGATCTTTGTCGTATTGGATGTGTTGTTCTATTGTTTTCATATTGTACCTCTGTGATACAGAACTATTTATCTTAAAATTGAGTCTTTCATCAATTCTAAGTCTGTATTCATTATATCTTCAGTCATTGAATGCGTCAAGGTCTTTATCAGGTAACGCCCACTATACTTACGATCAATACTTGTACTTCTTCCAAATCCACCACCAGACTTAGCAATACTAGGAATTATAATGTCAATACCAGAACCAGGATACAAATCTAAATTACCAGGTATTCTGATTTTAAGATTGATATGATTGAGTGTTGCTTTCCGTATATACCTGTACGCTTGTAGTTCTGCAAGTTGCTCATAAGACGCTTGAGGATTATTCTGAAACTTAGGGTCAAATGATTGATTAGGCAAACCACAGTATCTAATTCTTTTCGGTTTGTACATATGATTTCTAACATCAGTATCCATATTAACCAATGGATTTACAGATTTACCTGCGTTTAAATGTGCCATTCTTGGCCATATATCTTCAAGACTATAATTATATGCTGTGCTTGACATATCTTTACTCAATCCCATCTTAGATGATGTAATTGATACAGGATCAAATCCAACACTATAACCAGAATATATCCCATGTCTCAAGTTTGTCATAGTTGTTGCCTCATCAGGAAATACAACTGAGTCAATCAAGAACTGATTATCAATAGGACTTTCTGTATTTTTTATATCATGAACATATTGATACATCTTTGCTTGTCCTGTGATAGGACTTGTTTCAGAGTTTTCCCTTTGTTTTTCTATGTCCTCAATCATTTTATCATATGATTTTGCATGAAATCCCAGAGAATTTTCAAAGAATACAAAACCATTCTGTAAACTACCACCTTTTTGTGATTTACGAATAGTTCTTAACAAGACCCAAGGTATAACATCAAATGGTCTCCAATTAGGTGCAATAAATGAATGTTCATTTAGTGTTTCCTCAGTAAAAAGTCTTTTTGAAGATCCAATATAATTTTTATCTTTTACTAATGTCTCAATAATATTTTCTGCTTTTGCATTATTATTAAATATAACCTCTGAATTACCAAACACATTGACAGATTCATTCTTCATGAACTCGTCACTATAACATTTAATAAAATATACTTCATTAGTTTGTCCTGCTCTTATCCTATCATATATCCCATATGACCTAAAGTAATATGTTCTATCTACTGGAAAACTTTGTATTTCTAACTTGAATACTTCTGTGCCTGTTAATGCACCCATTAAACCTGCTGCATCTTCAAATATAAACTCAGCTTCCATTGTATGCAATTCTATAGATTCATATATCTCCCAACCTCTACAAAAAGTTATTAGATCAAATGCACCTTCTTTGTTCTGTAATCTTTCACCATCTCTATACATGCTAAGACGATACTGTGCCTCACCAGGTCTGGATATTTGTATAGAACTTTTTCTTATTGTACTTGGCATAATTTAACCCATGACAGATTGGTTTTGGTTTCCTCTAGCACCAGAACCTCGTTTATTCTGAGCTTTTACTTTTTCTACCATTGATCTAGCAGCTTTCTGCATCTGAAGAACTTTTTGGTTCTCAGACTTAACCGTTGCTTGAACTCCACTATTATGTGCTTGAACTGCTGCTAATGCTGTTTGAATAGTTACTTGAATCTTTTCATGCATAGCATTAGTAGCATGAACTCTCTCCTTTGCTGCTTTTTTATTGTAGTAATCTCTTTGTTTATCATCAGAGTTAGTATTTGATCCTGCACCTTGTGCTTGACTTACAGGAGATTGAGTCTTAGGTGCTTTAGATATTAAACTTTCACCATCTTTTTTGCTAGTTGAGAATGCTACACCTCTATTTCTTTCCTGTTGATTATTCTTTCTCTGGGTAGCCTCACTGTCTGTGATACCCATATTTTTCTTAGCATAAAAATCTGTAGCAGATTTACCATCATCTTTAGTATATAAACTATTACCAATCTTAAAGTTAGTTGAGAAAGAGAATTTATCATCATTATTAAACAGAGGAGTTTTTGTAAACAGGTCACCATCAATTAAATTCATATAGTTAGTTGCCTGTTCTTCGTTTGCACCTTTTTTGTATAAGAAGTTAGTTAGTCCTTCATTATCTTGTGCTAATGCAAAGGCATCTAAACCTTTCTTCTGATCACTAGATTTCATAAAAGCATCACTAATTTTAGTGTTCTCTCCTTTGCTAAGTAAATCCATAAAGAAATTACCACCAAAATCAGATTTTTTTGCACCTTTATCTGCAGCATCTGCTTGATTTAATACCTTCCTAATGTTTAATGCAGCATCACCT